AACCTCCCTCCGGCTCAAACATATCAAGCTGTGCATCATTACGGTTTACATATTTGAATACCTCTTGCACCGTTGGATATTGCCCGTTAGAGCAGAAGCGGGCGGGAATGTAACCGGGTGAAAAGAAAGACGAGCCTCTCTCCGTTTCTTCTTTCATTCTCTGTTCTGCATCTATCAGCCGTTGTGCCGCCCATTTGTCCTTAGAAATAAGCTGTACCTCACGCTTTCTGCACATAATGCACGGAAAGCAGCCGACTCTTGCAAAGCCTCGTTCATATAAAGGATTGGGACGTTGACCGTTGGCAAGAATGTAGTCTATCACTTTTTGTGCCGACCAATGGAATATGGGACGTAGCACGCTTGCATCGTGTGTCTTGCACCACTCGAGCACGGCTTTCTTGTGATACAAGCCTTTCACTTCATCATTGAAGTACTCCTTGAAATATGAGCATTCTACATCATAGCCTGCACGTGCCTTGCTTTCTTTAACTCTAATGCCCTGAATGATTATAAAGCTATCATCCTGCGAGAGGATGTAATCAATCATCGGTATTACTTTCAGTTCAGAAGTACAGAACCGACGCTGCGATGATGGGAAACGTCCTTTCTTGATACTCATATCAACAAAGTCTTTGTACTTCTTGCTTTTGAGCGTAATCAATTCTACTCCCAACTGCTCGCAAACGTTGTGGATATGGGTATATGTGTCTGCATGCTCCCACCCCACGTCACAGAATACAGCCGTAACTTTATCCTTACCGTAATCATTTACGGCTTTAATGAGGCAGGCTTGGCTATCCTTGCCGCCGCTGAATTGTACTAATATCTTAACCTTGCTCATTTTAATATCTGAATTTCGTAAAGTGAATAATTGCCATCGGCTTTGATAGGGCGTACTTCGTTTTGCTTTGAGCCTTTCATTTCTCGCCTCCTTTTCTTAAATTCTGCAGTTTCTTTCCATCCATAGGACATATTTCACCAACAGGAGCTGCACCATCTTTCAATCCAAAGCCGCAACACTGAAAATCAATACGGCTACTGCCTGGGATAGGGTTGTAACAGTGTTCGCAGTTTATACACCTACGCTTCATTGCTGCCTCCTTTCATTAGTTCGGGGTTATCGTATATATTTCCCACTATTTCCCTTTCCTCCAATCTATAATGATTTTCGCGTCGAGTCGGCCACTGCCACCGCACACCTCGCAAGGTTCTTTGATGCTTTCGCCAAACTCATCGTAACCCTCAAAATAACCATTGCCGTTACAATAACCGCACACGTGGCCACTACTCTGCAGGCTTTCAACCGTATAGCCGGGCATAACCCATTCTGCAGACAATTCGATAATCTTGATCACTTTACTCATAATATTTCAACATGTTGTAGGTTACAAAATACAAGTCTATACCTAAGCTGCGCGACCAATCGAACAAGTCGCGCACATACAACTTCAGTATCGTATTGCGCGTCTGCTTGCCGGTTGCGGCAGTCAGATGTTGAAGCAATGAATAAGCATTCTCTTCAAACGTCTTTCCGCGAAAATCGTGATACCCGGCCAAGATCTCCCCGCCGTGACCAAACAATATATTGTGCGTTTTGAAAAAAGAGAGCGTAACCAAAAGCACACTTGCAAAATGCTCATCCAATGTGCCCTTTGCATAATGCTTGAAAATTACTGCACGCTTGCCTTCATCTTGCGCGTTCTCCATGCCGATCTCACAAAGCCTTGCTTTCATAAGTTCGCACGCGCCGGCAGTTCGCGCCATCTCGAAAAGCAGGCAGCCTAAATTGAACAACTCATGATTAAGAGAGCGTTTTTGCTCTTCTGCCGGGACGCGATCAATCAGCGTATTCAGGCAATTCGCCGTCAGCTTTCTGCCCGGATGATAATGTATTGCTTTCATATCGATTTCTATTTTTCTGTAAACTTATCCAAGGCTGCGGCCAAGTCTTCACCCCATACCTTCTTTGCTTTCTCCTCCCAAATCACATAGCGATCTGTCGCGCCGTGAAAACGGCCTTTACTGATGGCCACATAACCTTTGACCAGGATCTTCATGGTCGCGTCGTACATCACAGATTCAGCTGCTGCGCCGCGAGGTTGATCACCGATCGCGTGCGAGATGAAGATGAGCAGCTTGTCTTTATGTGCCTCCTTGAAGCGCTGGTATTCCGCATATCTCATCCGCGTGTACTGAAAGCTGTCGATTACGACGATGTCGGGGCTTTTAGGCCGACACAGCCGCTCGCTCAAATCAGCCATGTTTTCGCGATTGAGCAGGATAACGCGGCGCGATACCTCCCTCATGCCGACGCGAACAAAAGATGCTTTCATCGTCAGGCTGTCTCCTTCTTCCAGGCTGTCATAAGCCACACGGCCGTATTTTGCCAACTCCTTGCAGAGTTCGAGCACGAAAGTCGTTTTGCCGCTGCCGCTCTTGCCCCAAATAAACCACACCCCTGTCCGGTCGATTTCTCCGAAAGCCTCGTGCCATTTGCCGGAAAGGCGGTAAGTGGGCTTTTCCAATGCATAGACATCGCTTACCGATAGGGCACGCTGCAGGCGCCTTGTTCCGTCGTTGTTCGTCTTCCGTTTAACCATCATTCGAACACTATTTTATCACTTCCCGCATGCGCCGCGTCTTATGTACGGCTTTCTTCACTCGGCGCAGGTCGAAACCGCACTCCTCTGTTTCTCTGATGATGGCGGACAATTCGCAGTTCGTTTTAATTCCGTTCGCATCGCAGACCAAAGCCACGTCCTGCGGACTTGTCGGCTCGAGCTCGAAAAACTTGCGACCGATACGGCTGTCTATTTCATTGTAGCCTTTCTTATCGTAGCGCAAACCCATCTTCATCCGGCGCTTGATGTAAGAGGTGGAGAAGAAGACGATGCCGCAGCGATCCTCCAGCCGATTGTACAAGTCGATGAAGTAATGAAACACACGCTCGCTCAGTTTGTCTGCTTCGTCGAAGAGTAAGACCGGTTGATCAAGCTGAACGAGTGCATCTATGATCGCGTCTAAGCTGTCGCGCAGCGTAAATCCGTCGGTTCTGATGCCTACGCGCCTGGCGATGTCGCGAATAAAGTCGCCGCGCTTCATATCCTCCGAACAAAGAATGTAAAAGGCCTCTGCGTGCTGCGTTGCATATTGTCGCGCTGCCGTGGTCTTTCCGCAACCGGCTTCACCAACGACCCACGTCACGTTGTGCCAGCGCTGCGCATCGTCCATCGCGTAGTGCAGTTCTTGATTTGAGGCCGTGGCCACGATCTGCCAGTCTTCGGCCGTCTGTGTGCTTGTTTGCGACTGTATGTTGCGCCACATCTCATCGCTGATATTCTCCCATTTGCCCGATAAAATCGCGCTGATGGTTGCCGAACTCGTACCGCGAAGGCTCTGAGCAGCCTTGTTTTGTGATGGATACTTCGCCACATAGTTGCGCAGCGATGCTCTGATGGCTTCTTTTTGTTGATTTTCCATTGTCTTAAATTTTTCCTGCTGTTTTACGTAGATCTATTTTAGGTGCTTTGATTTGATTGACCGGCAATTCCGCTTCCCCGTCATCGTCGTTGTTCAGCCAATCTTCTTGAGAAAAGTTTTTTGTGTAAACGCCCTTCTCGAAGTCGATGGCCGGCTTGCGATATTTTGCCACACGCCAATCCAGCTGACGCTCGATCTGCTCTTGTGCGTGTTTGCCTGCACCTTTTAGGCACGGAGAATTCAGCCCGTGTTGTTCAGGCGCAGTGCCGTTTTCATATTCGATGGCACGCGCGGCCACCTGACGAATGATGCGATCCTGCATGTTCGCCTCCTGCTCTTTGCGTAAGAACGCGTGGTCCTTCGCCGTCTGATCCTGATGCGCGCGCTGCACAAGGAAGTATTCTTCGGCCGTACACTCAAAGCGCCTGCTCCCGTCAGCCTCTTGCCGGTAGAGCCGCACGCTGCTCATATCGTAAGGGTCGTAGGCCACGACAAAGCGGCGATAAGTGTTGCGCCTGCGCCACTCGTGATCAATGTCTCCGTTCCCATCGAAAACCTCATAAGTATAGGGACGCCCCTTGACGGTAATCGTGATGCCTTGGTCGGTGAAAGTGACCGGCTGCTTGGTGCGACACCAAAACATCTCTACCATATCGTAGATGGTCACCTCCTGCGTATCTTCATTCACGCTCTCGTTATACATATCGATGCGGCGTTGGCCGGTGGCCGGATGCGGCGCCTCGTTCCAGTGAAGCCGAGCTGCCGCGTAAGCGTCTTTCAATTCTGCAAGCGTGTAGAGTTTGTCTTTGTTCGCCTGCAAAAACTCAACATTCGGCCGGCTGCTCG